GGTAGATTTTATGATTCTTGACCAAAGTACCAATCAAATGAAACCACATTCGCTGACTTTAGAGAAAATCTTTCTCGGTCGGTTTCCGATTATGTTATCTTCCAATCTGTGTATTTTAAATGGTCTAGACCGTTATGCTCGGTTTGAAATGGGTGAGTGTAAAAATGACCGGGGAGGGTATTTCATCATTGATGGCAAAGAAAAATGCATCATTGCCCAAGAAAAGTTCGCTGACAACATGATTTATACACGCGATAAAGCCAGCGATCTCTACAGCCATTCCGCCGAAATTCGCTCGGTCTCAGAAGACGCCTCCAAGCCTGTGCGAACGCTCGCCCTGAAAATCGTCGCGCCTTCCGCCAAATATACCAACAACCAAATTGTCGTCGTGATTCCTAATGTGCGGATGCCTATTCCTCTCTTCATTCTCATGCGGGCATTGGGTGTAGAATCCGATAAAGACATCATTTCGCACTGTTTATTAGATTTGGAGCAATACAAAACCTATGTAGACTTGTTTATTCCGTCTATTCACGACGCCAACCGAATCTTTTCACAAGAAGTGGCGCTTAAATTCATTGCCACCTTTACCAAAGGGAAAACTGTCCCACACGCATTAGAAATTCTCGCAAATTACCTCCTCCCCCATATCGGGGAAATGAATTTCTTAGACAAGGCGTATTTTCTAGGGCACATGACAAAACAGTTATTGAAAGTCTATACTAAAGAAATCAAAGCCACTGACCGGGACAATTTCAAGTTTAAACGGGTAGAACTCGCTGGTAATTTGATTTATGACCTTTTTAAAGAGTATTATAACCTGCAACAGAAAAACATTTACCAAAAAATTGACAAAGAGTATTATTACAAGCAAGGAATTTATCAAGAGAATTTTGTGTCGCTCATTGAAAACAATTACAAACATTATTTTTCTGAACGGCTGGTGGAGGTCGGGTTTCGCAAGGCGTTCAAAGGCAATTGGGGTGCGACCGAGCACACGAAACGGGTGGGAGCTGTTCAAGACCTTAATCGGCTCAGTTTCAATTCATTTATTTCTCTCCTCCGGAAAATAAATTTACCGTTTGATGCCAGTGCGAAAATCGTCGGCCCGCGGCTGCTCCATACCTCGCAATGGGGAATTATTGACCCGGTGGACACCCCCGATGGAGGTAACGTAGGATTACATAAACATCTGGCGATTGCGGCCTCTATTACCAGTGGGTGCTCTGCGTTCCCGCTCATCAAGTGGTTGCGGATGCACGCTAACATGCGGCTCCTCGGCGAATGCAGTCCTCTTGCTATGTCCGCCATGTGTAAAGTCTTTGTGAATGGGAATTGGGCTGGGTTGATTAGCAAACCTCGGGAGGTGCTACAATTGTTTAAAGAATATCGGCGAAATGGGCTTATTTCAGTTTATACGAGTATCCAATGGGACATTCGGGAAGCGGTCCTTTTTATTTATGCCGATGCAGGTCGGCTGTGTCGCCCTGTGTTTTACGTGGACCCGCTGACCGCCAAACCCAGTTATGCCAATAAAGCCATTCTAGAACTGATTGAGCGAGATAAATTTACGTGGGAGCAATTGATCACCGGTTTTGCTCAGAAAAAAGACAAGAGCTTTACGAGTAAAACGTGCAAAGTCTATGACAATGTCGCAGCCCTCTATGATGCGACCGATTTAAAAGAATTACGGAAAACCGGTGCAATTATTGAGTATTTGGATACGTCTGAAACAGAGTCCGCTCTTATTGCGATCAATGCGGAACAAGTTGCGCAAAAGAAGAAACCGTACACCCATCAAGAAATTCACTCGTCGCTCATCCTCGGGGTGATGGGCAACCAAATTGTCTTCCCGGAGAACAATCAATTACCTCGTGATTTATTTGCGTGCGGGCAAGCCAAGCAGGCAGTATCTCTCTACCACACCAATTTTCCCAATCGTTTTGACAAGTCAGGGCTCGTTTTAAATAATGGGCAACTTCCCCTTGTGAAAAGTCGCTACTTAGAATATATAAATCATGAAGAACAACCGTGTGGTGAAAACGTCATTGTGGCGATTATGTCGTTGAACGGGTATAATGTGGAAGACTCTATTCTCTTTAACGAAGGTTCATTGAAAAGAGGCCTCTTCCGCACCACCTACTATAATATGTATGAAAGCAAAGAAGAAAGCTCCACGGTCAAAACCGCTCATATTGATTCGCATTTCACTAACGTGGAAAGTGAAAACGTCATTGGGCTGAAACCAGGGTATGATTATTCGCATTTGGATAAATACGGTCTAGTCAAAGAAAATACCTACGTAGATGAGAAAACCGTTCTTATTGGGAAAGTCGTCACCAACATTGACAAACCCGATACTGTTATTGATGCCTCATCCTTCCCGAAAAAGGGGCAGCTCGGATACGTAGATAAAACCTTTATTACAGAAGGTGAAGAAGGTTTCCGGATTGCCAAGGTCCGCATACGCAATGAACGCATCCCGGCGATTGGGGATAAGTTCTGTAGTCGGTGTGGACAAAAAGGCACGGTCGGCCTAGTGATACCAGAGGCGGATATGCCTTTTACGGAAGGCGGCTTACGCCCAGATATCATTATCAACCCTCATGCGCTGCCCTCGCGAATGACCATCGGCCAACTGATTGAAACCTTGATGGGCAAAGCGTGTGGATTCTATGGGGCGTTCGGGGACTGCACCGCTTTTGCTAATAAAGGCTCTAAACATAAAATTTTCGGGGAGTTGTTAACTCAGGTCGGGTTTCATTCCAGTGGGACGGAAGTGTTGTATAATGGCAACACGGGGGAACAATTAGAGTCTAATATTTATATCGGCCCGACCTACTACATGCGGTTAAAACACATGGTAAAAGATAAAATCAATTACCGTGCCTTGGGCCCTCGGACGGTTCTCACACGGCAAACGGTGCAGGGTCGCGCGAACGACGGAGGACTCCGTATTGGAGAGATGGACCGTGACGCCCTTATTGCTCACGGTATCACGTATTTTCTTCAAGAATCCATGCTAGTCCGGGGTGACGATTATTATATGGCGGTATGTAATAAAACCGGCACGATTGCGATTTATAATGAAAGTTATAATCTCTTCTTGAGTCCCTTTGCCGACGGACCGATTAAATTTAATGGGACCTTGAGCGATAGTTTGAACATTGAAAACGTGAGTAAATTCGGAAAATCGTTCAGTATTGTGCGTGTTCCCTATGCGTTTAAATTACTCATTCAAGAATTGCAAACGATGAATATTCAATTACGCATTATTACGGAAGAAAATGTGAATCAATTGACGTCTATGTCGTTCTCGGATAATATAGATGTATTACTCGGCAGTAAAATAACAGGCAAGTCAGTAACTATTAAAGAACTCAATACCATGAATAGTCAAAACGTCCAACTCTCTATGACAAGTGGCGAAGTCGGCGATAAATTCAAAGAACCCAGTATTGACTTTAAAGAGTTTAATAAATTAACGCAGCCCCTCTTCTTGAAATGGTTAATACCCAGTAGTGAGCCCACAAGCATCGCCAGTCTGGTTCCGATAAATCAATTGGATGGCACCAGTAATGTCCCACCTGCTGAGACCGAACAACCCTGGCGTGAAATGACCGCCCGCTTGAACGCCGCCAAGAAACTCCTGGACCCCATACCGAACAACCAATTCCTCGCCATTAACAAATTATTGGATTTGTACCGCAATCTCCGGAGTACAATGCAAAAAAAATACCATATGTTTGATGCAACCAATGCATCTTTAAAGATGTATGAGCTGTTAATGCGGATGAATTTGGTAGATTGTGCCACTCTAGAAGAGAATAAATTAAATTCATTTTCCAATGCCGAATTACCAGGGGCGTTCATCATCGCGATTAATTACTATATGAAAATCAAGTGCAAAGAGAAAACGTTTAATTGGCTTGCCTCTTCTTATCTCCCGGAGGCTGCGGCTGCGACTGGTAATAATACCATTTTAGAAGACAAATTCAAACTGTATAACATGAATCGGGATAAGTGGCTTATGGGGCCTCGACCGAATGCGTTACCAGAAAGGTTGGATGATATTACGGGAGACGTAACAGACCCGAATACCGTTATTTCACTCGGCATTGGGGTAAAAACCCGCTTCACAAATACCGGCGGTGCCGTCCTCTATACGAGCGATGTAGGTATAGATGTCACAGGAGATTATGCCGGACAAGAAGAAAATACATCCGCCATCAATTACGGGCAGATTATTTCCGGTATCTTATCACTCGCTCCCGGCGGCAACTTTGTTACGAAACAATACACATTCTTCACACCTTTTAGTCGGTCGCTTATTGCGTTAGTTACCGGCTTTTTTGAAGAAACATATATTACCAAACCGGCAACGAGTCGGCCTGGAAACTCAGAAATCTACTTGGTAGGTAAAGGATTCAAGGGTCTGAGTTCAGAAATGACCGAAGCCTTGACCGAACGCAGTGAACTCTTTAAAACGTTAGGAGTAAATCCAAGTACGTTGGGATCTTTGGTAACCCCGGATATCTTAGCGGAGATAGACCCGGTATTATTTACAGTAGCGGACGAGTTTTTTATGAATATTCAAATTAAATTTCTGGAAGAATACGCGGATGTGTATAAGAATTATATGCGTGATTTACATTCATTAGAACCCATTATAGAACAAAATGTAAAAGATGCCGAAGAAAATTGGTTGCGAGAGAACATGGTCGTACCGATTAAACCAGAACAAAGCTTGACATGGTATTTACATAATAAAGACAAAAATCGCGTTAAAAAAATGAGTGGCGGTGACAAAAACACCAATTATGATGACACTGAATATAATGACACGAATTCGGATAACAATAATTATCCGGGGGCCATTGAAACAAGTCAAAACTCTATTCCTGTGGGACAAATACCAGGAAATCAAAATGTGGGTTTTGAAGCGGGTTTACAATACGTAGATGCAATGAAAGGGATTCCATTTATGGAACAATCTAATGAAGGCGGTGTAGATTCCTCTGTTTGGAACCCGAGTCCTGCGAGTGTTGTAATGAACGGAGGGAGTGAAAAAACTGTAGCAGACCCAAGTGAAACCGATAGTATCTTGACGTATAAAGAAATAACGATTGATACTGAGAAGCAATCAGACACAGAAATAGAAGGAGACAATGGGGGGAAAAAAACAGTCAATATAGACTTATAACTTTATATATTTAAAAAATTGATATAATATGTAAACTTTTATATATTATATCAAAGAAATGCAAGCGAGCGGGATACAAGCAAGCGGGATACAAGCAAGCGGGATACAAGCAAGCGGGATGCAGACGCACAACGCCGAGAACATTATAAATAAACAATTTGCCCTGCGGAAGCTTTTGTCAAATAAAGCCTTTCACGAATCCAAAGGAGCCATCCATAAAAGCCAGTTAAGTGAGGAAAAAGAACCGCATATTCGGGAAATTATCACGTGTCTCGCCCAGCAAATCATCGGCAATCCAGATAATATCTTAATAGATACTTATACCATTCCCGAAAGAAAAAAAGATTGGTTAGCTTTGTTGAAGAAAGAGGTTATTGTTGAGAACGAGGTTATACATATTGATACTCGCACCCGCCCTGGACATAAAATTTTAGATCACCATATGCCTCACTTTTACGATGTTAAAAATTACAAAGGCAAATCGGTTAAAAGCATGTTTACTCAAGCTATGATAGAAAAAGCCCTCTTCGCCAATGCACTCATGCATTCTACCCCATATAAAAGTGAAATTCGGCGGATGATTACCATGACTGGCGGTCTCGGCAGTGTTACAAAATATCGGACAGTGACGGCCAAAGCACTCGTACAGTTCTTTAAAGCCAAACGTGTCTTTGACCCGTGCACTGGTTGGGGCGGGCGCCTCCTCGGATGTCTAGCGGCTGCAGACGACACCTACTACGTGGGGTGTGAACCCGATAAAAATACTTACCAGGGTTTAATTAATATATTAGAGGACGACACAATTCCCTTAGACGTCCGAGCCAGAGCCCGGATTATTCATAAACCTGCCGAATTGGTATTGCAAGACGATATAGTCCCGTTGGAAAAATTTGATATGGTCTTAACAAGCCCTCCGTATTTTAATTTGGAACAATATACCGATAGTAGCCAACAATCTATAACGACTTTTACGAAATGGGAAGAATGGTTAGAAAAATGGCTGAAACCGGTTATTCTTAGTTCCCTGGCGGCTCTTAAACCAGGTGGTGTGAGTTGCTGGAGTGTGAAAAACTTCAAATCTGACAAATTTTACGCATTAGCGGATGCGACTAATAAAATCCACACAGACGCAGGCTGGACGTTAGTAAAAGTCGTGGCGATGACAGGGTCGGCCAGACCGGGCACTTGCAAAGGAGATACAGACAATCTAGAAAACACAAAGAAGAAACAATCTGAGGAAGAAACCTTTTGTTATAAAAAAATATAATATTTACACCTTTGGACATTTAAAACGCCGACTTGTCGGCGAGTTATCAGTCACAAAGGCAACGTTACACTGGACATTTAAAATGTCCAATGGTGTAAAAAAATAAAAAATATATAAAAAATATAATATAAAAAATATAATATTATATTTTTTATATTATATTTTTTATATAATTATAAAATTGAACCAATTAAAAATATAATTTTATAATATACACAAGTACAAAGAATGGCCCAAAGTAGTCACATTAACGACATCTACAAATCCCGCAAGCACATTATCAATTTCTTGAAAAGACAAGGTTTTAATGTCGCTGATTATGAGAGTTTCAGTATTCACGAAGTCAATGCTATGTATCAATCCAAGCAAATGGATATGTTATTTAAAAAAGATGACGGCAGCAAGAAAACCTATGTAAAATACCACACCGGTAAAGGTATTCATTTGGAAAAGAGTATTCGGCCAGTGAGTATTTACGAATATATTGAGGACTTGTTCACTTTAGAGGAAATGTTAACAAAACAGGACGATTTAATTATTATTATTAATGACGAACCGAACGACACGATTGAGAAAACTTTGCGGCATATTTGGGAACAAGACGGCTTCTTTGTCAACGTGATTAGTATTAAACGACTTCAATACAATATATTGGAACACGTCCTCGTCCCCCCACACGTGGTTTTGAGTAAAGCCGATGGACTCGCCGTTAAAGAAAAATACAATATTATGACGGATAAACAGATGCCGGATATTTCCCGCTTCAGCCCTGTGGCCCAGCTGATTGGAATTCGGCCGGGGGATATTTGCAAGATTATACGGCCGAGCAAGACGGCGATTCAAACAGAGTTTTATAGGATTTGCACTTAAACAACACACTTTTTAAGAAAAAGTGTCGCAAAAACAGACCGCAAAATTTATTACACGTACGTACTCTTTATTTTTTGCCACACTTTTTCTTAAAAAGTGTTTTTTTGGTTCAACCTTTTCTTAAAAAGTGTTTTTTTGCCACACTTTTTCTTAAAAAGTGTTTTTTTGGTTCAACCTTTTTCTAAAAGGTTGTGTATATATAAGAACTATGCAATCTCCCTCCACTTACGAAACACTAAATAACGAATTAAAACAACGATATGTGATTATTGTAGATGAAATTGTCAAAACTTACCCCAATTATAAAGCCAGTCCAAAAATTAATTCATACAGTCAAGCATATGAGAGAAATATGGGTAATTTACAACAACTTCAAACCGAGTATTTTCTTTTTAAAAACGATTTAATCAAAGACACTAATGAATTACAGAAAGATATCAAACAAATTGATGAGATGATATATGAATTAGAAGAGGAAACGAAAGTCAAGAGAGAAGAATACGCTTATTTAAAAAATAGTGATAATGCAGCCCACGGTCAATTGACGGATTCCAAATATTTATACAATCAACAGTTATTGGGGAATTGGTTATTGTTTCTCACCTTTAGTGGAATGACCTACAACCTTTTCAAAAAAACCTTTTAAGAAAACACTTTTTAAGAAAAAGTGTGGCAAAAACAGACCGCTAAATTTATTAGACGTACGTACTCTATGTTTTTGCCACACTTTTTCTTAAAAAGTGTTTTTTTGCCACACTTTTTCTTAAAAAGTGTTATTTAAAAGTGTTTTTTAAAAGTGTGGCATATATATATAGTCAATGTTCACGTCCCTTCTACAGAATTTAGGTTTAGACGATATTATGCGTAATGATAAACAGCATTTCAAAGTTAAAAATGCAGATTTATCTCAAGGCAAAGAATACATGAAATACAATGATAATATCACGCCCAAGGTGTTTAAGCGCCTGCAATTTTTGCAAGTGTCTTCTATTCCCGGTTTATTTTCTATTAATGAGGCAATGCAAGGAAATGACTCCATCAATAAGAATGATACACAATTAGCAAACAATCAACACATCACGACGAATATAGTGAAAAACGAAAATGAATTTAATAAATCTCTTTCGGAATATGCGAGTTTACAGAAAAACTTGGAATCCAATAACATCAATCATAAGGTGGATGACTCTGTAACAGCGACTATCCTGAATAAATTAACGGATTTAAATACCCAACTAATCCAGCATGCCAAACGAATCAATGATGATATGTCTAGTTTAAACGTTACTGACTCGGATTTGCAAAATAATATTTCAAAACAACAAGCCCACTTAAATAATTACATTCACACCTTGGGGGAACAACAGGAATTAATGAATACAGTAGATGGCATGAACGAAAATACAAAATTAACCCGCACATCCAATCAATACTACTACTTGATGTGGTTTATTGTTTTAATCACATTTCTTTCTCTCTTTATGTATATCTTAACATCAGATTTAGTGATGAATACTTTACTCGTGATCATATCTTTAATGGTAATATATCTTTTAGCCAGAGCTATTGCAACCTTTTAAGAAAAGGTTGAGCCAAAAAACAACCTTTTAAGAAAAGGTTGGGCCAAAACTTCATAATAAATTTTGTAGACATACGTGTTTTGTTTTTTAATTGACACACAACCTTTTCTTAAAATGTTTGACCAAAAAACAACCTTTTAAGAAAAGGTTGGGCCAAAACTTCATAATAAATTTTGTAGACATACGTGTTTTGTTTTTTTGTCTTTTTGTCTTTTTGTCTTTTGGCCCAACCTTTTCTTAAAAGGTTGCTTTTTGGCCCAACCTTTTCTTAAAAGGTTGTGTGTATATATATAGATGACAACGGAAGTTATTTTTGCGGAGCTTAAATTATACGAAACTAACTTGACCAACTTACTCACTACATATGAACTTGCTAATAAGAATTATCTAGATAGTATTAGACAGAAAAAATCAGCGGAAAGTCAGCGTTATTTAACTCAAATGAACGATTTAAACTTAGAATTGTTATTATTAATGAGAGAAATCAGTCAAAACATTGTAAAAATAAATAATGATGATAAATATGTAAAGTACAAGACCGATATTGCGAAAAAAATGGCGGATTTAAATACGTTATATAGTAAAATACAAGAAGATGATAAAAACATTAAAAAACTAATGCTTGAATTGAATGATTTAGATGGGAAAAATGCCAATTTCCAGATTCAACACAAAACAAATAGTTATTATATTACACTATATCTTGTTCTCATTGGGATAATCATTTTTCTTTTAATACGTATTTCTCTCTCAAGTGAATCAATGCCTTATGAAATAGTTGTACTTATTTTAGCCATACTGTTTTTAGGATATTCATATTGGGACAACATTTCTAGTTGGACTGAAACTAATGCAAAAAAAGCCGGTGGCGCGACTACAACATTTATCGCGGATGTATTTAATTAACACACTTTTATAAAAAGTGTCGCAAAAAAAACACACTTTTATAAAAGTTATTTTATTATACTTTTTATAAAAGTATAATATAGATATGTTCGGTGGATGGTTGCATAATCTGTTTTATAATGACGAAGAAGAGAGAAACAATGTAAAAGTGTTAAATAAACAAGCTAATAACTTGTATAAACCGTGTGTGTTGACACAAGGTCAACGACTGCAAAATAATCAATCGGCAAAAGTATCCGCTTTAACTCCCAATTTACTTGCTTTTAATGAGACTATTACCACTCCCTATACAAGTACATCGCCATTTGTAAATACAAACACGTATGCCCAGTACGGCAATACAGATACATATGCGAACGGTGACCGCTATAGCAATGCGAATACTTATGCGACGACGAATACATATATTAAACGTAATAGTATAGAAGGTTTTGGCAACCGTCAAACAACCATAGAAAACATGTCAGATATGCAAGAAACGTGCAATTTAAGTGCTGATTACACCCAAAAAATTGACCAATATGCACAGGAGTATCCACAGTTAGTAGAACGTGGTCGTATGTATGCTCAAGGTACAGATCGCACTACAAACTACAAACAAAATACACAGAACTTAAACCAGGAGGTTAATGCCAACTATAATATTACCGCAAATAAAGAAGGGTGTTATAAACAAGCCCCTGGGTGTTATAAAAAAAACCCAGGGGCAGAAATGTTGTATCAATCAGATATGAATGATGTCACCCTAGATACGTGTAAACAACGGGCATTTGATTTATCGTATGCAGGGTTTTCTATGAAGACTAAGGCCGATGGAAAATTGGGTTGTTATTTAATGAATAATATAGAGGAAACCAAAACGTATGGTATTGCAACAAAACCCCAAACCTCCATGGCTTTTAAAACAAATAAAAACGCAAACATGGGTGGATTATTACCGAATGGGCAGCTGGGTATTTTTAAAGATGACCCCAACAGTGAATCTTTAGCCACGGACTTGCCAATGTCAGCCTATTGTAATGCGAAAGGTGGTAATATCTACATAAATGTTGATAGTATTCAATCAACTTGGGGTGGGAATTGTTTGAATAATATAAAAAAAACTCCTAAGCCTGGGTCTGCTCCTACTCCTAAGCCTGTGTCTGCTCCTACTCCTAAGCCTCCTACTCCTAAGCCTGATCCTACAAACACCGAGGCTCTCAAGTATGCAACACAACTGTATGAAAATATTTTAGAAATGCAAAAATTAATAACAGATATTGCACCATTTAGCGCAAACAATCGTAATGCAGCGAACGCAACAGTAGTTGCAGGTGATTGGACTAACCAAAATATCAAATCTGTAACTGATGCAATAGCTTATATTAAAAGTAATAAAAACACCGACGCGATAACATCATTAAAAACAGTTCTTAAACTATTACCGAATGTAATTAGTAACTATATGGCAGTATTATATACAATTGATGCAACTGTACCTGCGCTTGTTGTTAATATGAATACCAGTGGAAACAATGCGATTAAAAATGCTACAGATGCAATTAATGAATTAAATAAATCTGCTCCTAAGCCTGACCCCGAACCTGAGCCCGAACCTGAGCCCGAACCTGAGCCTGAGCCCGAACCTAAGCCTGAGCCTACAAACACCGAAGCGCTTAAGTATGCAACACAACTGTATGAAAATA